TGTTGATTCTTCTTTAGCCAGAAACAACATTAAAAATCTTATAGATAAGGGTACAGATTCAATTGATGACTTGTTAAGAGTAGCTAAAGAGTCTGAACATCCAAGAGCATATGAAGTTGCAGCTAACTTTATTAAAACTTTGGCTGATTTAAACAAAGACCTTTTAGAGATTCAAAAAAGAAAACAAGAATTGAGACCTGAAAACAATCAAGGCAATTCATCTATCAATGTTAAGAATGCCGTATTTGTCGGTTCAACCGCAGAATTATTAAAACAAATTAGAGAGAACAGATAATACCATGGAACAATTAATCCAACAACTTAAAGTTATTTTAGGTACCAACTTTGCTTTGTATTTGAAGAGCCACAATTACCATTGGAATGTTGAAGGTCCTGATTTCGATCAGTATCATAAATTTTTAGGTGCCTTATATGAACAAATATTTGGTAACACAGACCTGATTGCTGAAAAGATTCGTATGCTTGGTGCATATGTTCCTGGTTCAATGGAAAGATTTCTAGAATTATCGGATATTGAAGAAGCAACTACCGTTCCTGATGCTATGTCTATGTTGCGTACATTGAGTTCAGATAACGACAGATTCATTTTTCATCTAAGAGCAGGAATTGTAGCAGCTGACCAAGCAAATGAACCTGCTATTTCTAACTTCTTACAAGAAATTTTGGATCAACATCAAAAACACGCATGGATGTTGAAGAGCTTAACTAAGTGATGTGATGATTAATAATAATGGTTATAACGGCAACTCATCACTAAAAAGAATAGGAATTGATTTTTCTTATTCTGAAGAACAGGTTTTAGAGTTAGCTAAGTGTGCAGATGATCCAATATATTTTATTGACAACTATTGTTATATTGTAACACTTGACCATGGTATTCAACCGTTTAAACTTTACGATTGTCAAAAAAGAAAGATTAAATTAATACATGACAATCGTAAAGTTATTCTCATGGAAGGCCGACAACAAGGTAAAACAACTTCTGCTGCGGCCTACATTCTTTGGTACACATTATTCCAAGAAAGTAAAACTGTCGCCGTTCTTGCAAACAAAGCATCAACAGCTCGTGAAATCATGGCTCGATACCAATTAATGTTTGAACATTTGCCTGATTGGATGCAACAAGGTATTAAAACATGGAACAAAGGTGACATTGAATTAGAAAATGGTTCGATTGTATTTACAGCTGCAACGACTGCTGCTGGTATTCGTGGTAAGTCAGTTAATTTATTGTACATTGACGAAGCTGCAATCATTCCAAATACTGTAGCTGATGCATTCTTTACTGCGGTGTATCCAGTTATCTCTGCCGGTCAAACAACAAAGATCCTCATTACCTCAACACCATTGGGTTATAATCATTTCTGGAAATTCTGGAATGATGCCGTTAATAAGAACAATGACTTTGTACCAATGTTTATTCCTTATTCAGAGATTCCAGGCAGAACTGAGGCATGGGCACTTGAACAGAAGAGACAACTTGGTGATCTGAAGTATAATCAGGAAGTACTCTGTAAGTTCTTAGGATCGTCCCTGACGTTGATTAACTCAGACACCATCGAATATATGTCAACCTGTCCTACGGTATACTCCAAAGACGGGTTAGATTTATATGAGTACCCTGTCAAAGCGCAGATTGATGAAGATACCGAGGAACTAATAGGTAAACCACATTCATATGTTATTGTTGCTGATACAGCCAAAGGCGTTGGCGGTGACTATTCCGCATTCGTAATTATTGATATCACATCAGTACCATATAAATTAGTAGGTAAGTTTAGAGATAACAAGATAGCACCTATGCTATATCCTAGTGTCATATATAAAGTGGCAAGAGATTTTAACATGGCATATGTGTTGATTGAGGTTAACTCAAGTGAGCAGGTAGCTCATATCATGCATAATGAATTGGAGTATGAGAATCTAATTTTTGTAAATAGGGACACCAAAACTGGACAGGCAGTTACAGGTGGTTTTGGTGGTGGTAAAACTCAATTGGGTGTACAAACAGACAAGAGAGTTAAACGCATTGGATGTTTTACATTCAAATCATTAGTAGAAGAAAAGAAGTTATTAATAACAGATGCAGATACTATATCAGAAATTTCGACTTTCATTCAGGTAAAAGATAGTTATGCCGCAGATGATGGTTACCATGATGACTTAGTGATGCCCTTAGTATTGTTTAGTTGGCTAACGACTAATCCATACTTCAAAGAATTAAATGATGTTAATATTCGTGAAGCAATGTATCAAGCCAGAATTAAACAAATTGAAGAAGATGTTGTTCCTTTCGGATTTGTATTCAATGGGACAGAAGAAGAGTATGCTGTGGAAGATGGAGATATGTGGAAACAAGAAGTTCCATCAGGATATCTAACTTCAAATTTGTAAAAAACTAAATAGAACATAAAGAATAATTGTCCCGTAAACTAAGGAGTAAAAAATGGCCTTTCAGCTATCACCTGGATTAAATATATCAGAAATCGACCTGACAACTATTGTCCCTTCGGTTGCCACATCAATTGGTGGTATTGCTGGTAATTTCAATTGGGGACCAATTGGTGAAGTCACTACCATTACTGACGAGGTTCGCCTTGTTGACCGTTTTGGTAAACCAGATAATACAAATAATGAATATTGGTTCTCAGCTGCAAATTTTCTAGCATATTCAAACAATTTAAAAGTCGTTCGTGCTGCAAACACCACAACAACATTCAACGCTACTGCAAATGGCGCACAGATTTTAATTCAAAATGAAACTGTGTATTCTAACACTTTTGTTGATGCATCCGCAAATGCAACAATTGGTACATTTGCTGCTCGTTATGCTGGTGCATATGGTAACTCATTAAGAATTTCTATTTGCCCAAGTACACAAGCTTTCTCATCAAACTTAACAGTTACAGATACAGTAAAAGTCAATGCTAACCTCACTACTGGCCAAACATCAATCTTGGTTTCTGGAACTGCAAACGCCAATCTTTCTAATAACGATCTAATTTCTGTTGATGGTGGTACAACATATATTCGTGTTGCTTCGGTTAATGCAAATACAATCATTGTTGCATCCGCATTAGCTGCCAATGTTAGTAATGGATCTGCAATTCTTCGTAAATGGCAATATTCAGACCAGTTTGGTGTAGCACCAGGCACATCAACATTTGCATCAATCAATGGTGGTACTGGTGATGAGATGCACGTTATTGTTGTTGATGAAGATGGTGTTTTTACTGGATCTGCAAACACAGTTCTTGAAAAATATGCATTTGTTTCAAAAGCAACAGATGCTATTACAAATGATGGCGCATCAAATTATTACAAATCAGTTATCAATAATAAATCAAATTATGTTTGGTGGATGAGCCATTTACCATCTGGTACAAATTGGGGCAATACATCCATTGCAAGAACATTTACCAATGTTAACTCACCTTTCTCAGCTTCAATGACTAATGGTCAAGACGGTACTATTGGTACTTCAGAAGTTGTAACAGCCTATAGTCAATTTTCCGGTGCAGATACTGTTCCAGTATCACTTCTAATTTCTGGTCCTGGTAATTCTACAGTTGCAACAAGCTTGATTTCATTAGCTGAAAGTCGTAAAGATTGCATGGTGCTTTTATCACCAACAAAATCGTCTGTTGTTAACAATGCTGGAAATGAAACATCAAGTATTCTTGCTTACCGTGCTGGTCTTGCAAGTTCTTCATATGCTGTTCTTGACTCTGGTTACAAATATCAATACGACAAATACAACGATGTATACCGTTGGGTGCCGTTGAATGGTGATATTGCTGGTCTTTGTGCCAGAACCGACCAAGAACGTGACCCATGGTATTCACCAAGCGGTTCAACTCGTGGTACAATCAAGAATGTTATTAAACTTTCTTGGAATCCAAGAGAGGCTGACCGTGATAATTTGTATGTTCAAGGTATTAATCCTGTTGTTACTTTCCAAGGTGAAGGTACAATTCTGTATGGTGATAAGACTCTGTTGAATCGTCCATCAGTATTTGACCGCATCAATGTTCGCCGTTTGTTTATTGTTCTTGAAACAACCATTGCTCGTGCTGCACGTTCTACAATGTTTGAATTCAATGACCAATTCACAAGAGCTCAGTTTGTTAATTTAGTTGAACCATTCCTCCGTGATGTAAAAGGTCGCCGTGGTATTACTGATTTCCGTGTTGTATGTGATGCTACAAATAACACTCCTGAAGTTATTGATAACAATCAGTTTGTTGGTGACTTGTATATTAAACCAGCTAGATCCGTCAATTTCATCCAACTAAACTTCGTTGCTGTTAGAACAGGTGTAAGTTTTGAAGAAATTGTTGGAAAATTCTAATAAATAAAGGAATAGGAGAAAACAAATGGCATTTAATGTAAATCAATTTCGCTCACAGATGACGGGCGATGGCGCCCGTCCAAATTTATTTGAAGTTACTTTAACTTTTCCTGAATTTGCCGGCACTGGTGCATCGACACCATTCACGTTCATGTGTAAACAAGCATCTATTCCAGCCTCTTCAATTGGTTCCGTAGAGGTTCAATACTTCGGCCGTACATTGAAGTTTGCTGGTAATAGACCTTCTTTTCCTGACTTAAGCGTGACAATTATTAATGATGAAGATTTTGTTATTCGTACAGCATTTCAAAAATGGTTAAATGGCATTAATAGCCATGCAGCCAACTTGCAATCAGCTCCTGCTGCTTTAGGACTAGGATACAAAAGAGATGCAAGAGTAACACAGTTTGCTAAAAATGGTAGAGCTCTAAAGAGTTACAATTTCATTGGTGTGTTCCCAACAGAACTAAGTGATATTGCTTTGGATTGGGGTTCAAATGATGCTATTGAAGAGTATACTGTAAATCTTTCTTACCAATGGTGGGAAGCTGATGACGGCAGTACAGATAGAACTGCTATTACTACTACTGGTGAATAAACAATAGGGGCTTCGGCTCCTATTGTTTTCAAATATAGGATGAAATACTGATGGCAGTAAAACTTTTTGGGTTCACCTTAGGGAAAAAAGACATTGTTCAGGTTGAGAAACCTGATCAAGCTTCTTTTGCGCTCCCTACAGAAGCAAACGATGATGGTGCAGTTACCATCACGCAAAATGCCCATTATGGCACATATGTAGACTTAGAAGGTTCTGTTCGCAACGAACTGGAACTAATTACTCGTTACCGTGAAATGTCAAATCACCCTGAGTGTGATATGGCTATTGATGAGATTGTCAATGAGGCAATTACTCATGCAACAGATGGTACGGTTATAGATATCAACTTGGATAATCTTAAACAACCAGAATCAATTAAGAAAAAAATTGTAGAAGAATTTGATAACATCCAAAAGATGATGAATTTTTCAAATTTAGCTGATGATTTGTTTAAACGTTGGTACATTGATGGTAGAATTTATTACCATGTTGTTGTTAATATTAACAACCCTAAAGATGGTATACAAGAATTGAGATATATTGATCCACGCAAGATTCGTAAAGTGCGTGAGATTTTAAAAGAAAGAGATCCAAAAACTGGTGCTCAAGTTATTCAATCTATAGCTGAGTATTATGTGTACAATGACCGTGGTACAACAACGCAGACATTCACATCAGCGGTTAATCAAGGTCTACGAATTGCACCTGAATCAGTAATTAATGTCAATTCTGGTTTGATGGATGCAAAAAACACCTTTGTTATCTCTTATCTGCACAAAGCAATCAAGCCACTCAATCAATTAAGAATGATTGAAGATGCAGTTGTTATTTACCGTTTATCAAGAGCACCAGAACGCCGTATATTTTATATTGATGTAGGTAACTTACCAAAAGGTAAGGCTGAACAATATATGAAATCTATTATGACACAGTATCGTAACAAGTTGGTTTATGATGCTAATACTGGTGAAATTCGTGATGAACGTAAACACCTTTCGATGCTAGAAGATTTCTGGTTACCTCGCCGTGAAGGCGGTAAAGGTACTGAAATTACTACATTACCAGCTGGCCAAAACTTAGGCCAAATGGAAGATGTATTGTATTTCCAAAAGAAACTATTAAATTCTTTGAATGTACCAATCTCACGCCTTGATCCACAAGGTGGTGGCATCATGGGTATTGGTAGAACATCTGAAGTTACCCGTGATGAGGTTAAGTTTAGTAAGTTTATTGCTAGACTGCGTAATAAATTCTCTCGTATTTTTGACGATGCTCTTCGTATACAATTATCTCTTAAAGGTATTTGTACTATTGAAGAATGGGAAGAATTTAAAGAAGCCATTTATTACGACTTTAAGAAAGACAATAACTTCACAGAAATGCGTGATGCAGAAATCTTGAAAGAAAGAATTTCTACAGCCACTCAAATTGACCCATATGTTGGTCGTTACTATTCATCTGCTTGGGTTAAGAAAAATGTTCTTCATATGACTGAAGAAGAAATTGATGAAATGCAAAAAGAGATTGAAGAAGAAGGTGACCTTGCTACTCCTGTATTAGGACAACAAGGTCAAGAACAAGGTGGTCCGCCACCAGAACCAATAGATAATACTGTTGAGAGTAATGGTACAGAATCACAAACACCGCAACTTGATGATGCGGTAAATAAGTATGCTTTCAACAAAACTAAATAAGGTATAATAGGAGATTTTTATGTCAACATCAACATTTATTGACCAATTAGCGGCAGGCCATGCCGCTGATGCTAAAGAAACATTATCAAACTTGTTATCTGCTCGTGCATTTGAGGCACTAGATGCTCGCAAGCAAGAACTTGGTGCAACATTATTTGGTGGCCAAAAACAAGAAGAACCACAAACAGAATTCGAATGAAATCGTTTCAAGACTTTAAAACCACTCTAACAGAAGAAGAGAAATCAGACTACACAAAGTTTGATGCTCTTGTTCGAGCTGGTCTTGCCAATAAGGCACAGATTCAGCGTATGCATAAGATATTAGATAAGATGGGTGAAGAACGCCCACAATTCACTAATGCTGATAGGATGATTATTCAGAATTTGTTTACTAAAATGGTAGATTTGATTACCAATAATAAACAAATTTATACTCAAACACGCCGTGCGGTAAGAGAAGAATTAGAAGAAGGTATTGTTGCCACTTCGGATTATAAACTTGGTGCAGATGGACGAAAAGTTAGGGCACACAGAGTTAAAGTTGGAGATACAGCACCAGAAATTGGTGATGATCCAGAAGCTGATGAAAATGCTTATTCAAAATTAAAGAAAGAAGAAGTTTCTTATTTAGAAGAAACAATCAACCCACCTTTTATTTTGGTATTAAAGCGTAAAGCTATTCGTTATTATCCAGAGGGTATTACGAATGTTATGTACTATAGTGATAAGTTAAATCGTTACTTTTCTGTTCCATATTCGGCGGAAACTCCAATGAATAATCCAATTCAGGCAGAAGAGGTTGTGCAAGAAGGCATCAAAGATGAACCACATGAAATTGTCCACAAAGAAACTGGTAAAAGAGTAAGCACTCATAAGAATTTTAAAGATGCTTACTCTGCATACCAAGATTTGAGTAAGTCATCAGATCACGCAATTGGCCATATTTCTAAAAAAACTAATGAAGAAGTGGTAATTAAACACAATGATGGTACAGTTAGTACACTCGATGAACAAACCGCTGATGCTATTGATGCCGTTTTTAACCAATTGAGTGAAGATAACCAAGTTAAATTTTCAAGTCTATTAAAAGAATCACAAGAAGGTCTAAATAAAGTTTTAGACTTTGTTTCCAAACAAACAACATGACTTTAATAGATTTGATTGCTCAGAATAGATTGTCCGAGGCTAAAGAAATTATTTTCAATCGCCTTGATGAAATTTCTGCTGAGTATTTGGAAGAAGAAAAGGCGTATGTGGCATCGACTACATATACCGAAGTGGAAGTGGATGAACAATTAGACGAAGCAAACGTGGTGCGAGTTGGTAGAGTTCAAAAGATTCGTCGCCGTATTCGTAGAAATAAAAAAGGTCAAATTGTTGTTCAAAAGAATAAAAGACAATCAGCAGTAAAAGGATTTAGAGTTTCTGGTAATAGTGTGGTTCGTATACCGGCAATTCAAAGAATACAGAAGTCAAGAAAATTAAAAAGGTACTGGAAGACAAAAGGTAAATCTACTTTGCGTAGAAGATTACTCAAAAGAAAAATGTCTTTAAGACGCCGCACTTCCATGGGAATAAAATAAAATGCCAATAGAAATTACCAATTCATTAAGAAGTTCGTCACTCATTCGTGTTGAAGGTATTGGTACATATTACGCTAATCTTATTTCTTTAGCTGCTGACAGTAATGAAGTTGTTAGTTCTGCCAGTATCAAAAGAATTAATTGGTCAACAAACGGCAATATTCAAATTATCCGCAATGGTAATAATATTGCAACGCTACACAATACTGGTGAAATTAGATTAGACGAGTGGGGAAAATCACTCGCAAACAACAACACATCTAATGTGGTTATTACAGTTGTAACTGGTGGAACAGTATTCTTAGAAATATCTAAGGCTGCTACTTACACAACACCACTAACAGGAATGTAATATGAAATTAATTAGAGAAAGTATTGAAGAGGTCAAGTATATTACTGAGGCCTCTGAAAATGGCAAGAAAAACCTATACATTACAGGTCCTTTTCTTGTCTATGATAAACCAAATAAAAACAATCGTATGTACGCCAAAAATACTTTGGCCAAAGAAGTCGGTCGTTACAACGAAGAATTTGTTAAAACTAATCGTGCTTTAGGTGAATTGGGTCACCCTGATACACCATCTCTCAACTTAGAAAGAGTATCTCACAAGATTATTTCTTTAGAAGATAACGGAGAATGTTATATTGGTAAAGCAATGATTCTCGAAACACCATACGGTCAGATTGTTAAAAACTTTATTGACTCAGGTGTTAATCTTGGTGTATCTTCTCGTGGTATGGGCTCTCTTGTCCAAACTAAAGAAGGTTACAACATGGTACAAGATGATTTCCGATTGGCAACAGCAGCTGATATTGTCGCCGATCCGTCAGCGCCAGGTGCTTTTGTTAATGGTATCATGGAGAATAAAGAATGGTTATTTGTTGAAGGTCGCTTCGTAGAGATGGACATTGATTCAGCAAAAAAACAGATTAGACAAGCATCACGAAAAGAAATAGAACAGGTTGCCCTTAATTTGTTCGAAAATTTTATCCGAAAACTTTAATTTTATAAATAGAAAATCATAAGGAGATTCCTAATGGCATCAAACAAACTATTCGAGGCAGCCGCAGATATTCTTGCATCAAGTAAGAGTTCAGCACCAGCTATGCCCGCAGAGAAATTAGCCGGTGAAGTTCAAGATTTGGGTGGACCAACACCTGAAAATTACAAAACTGATGACAGCTCAGCTAAAATTGACACAACAAAAGGTGCAAAATCAGCTGCAGCACCAACAACAAAGCCTTCAGACGCTTCACCTGACAAGCAAGAAATGCTTGGCGGTGGCCAAAAAACAATGAAGGAAGATATTGAAGCCTTGTTCGCAGATGATTCAACAATCTCTGAAGAATTCAAATCTAAAGTTTCTACAATTTTTGAAGCTCGTGTCCAAGACCGTATTTCTCAAATTGAAGAAGAAACAGAATCACGTTATGCTGGTATGCTTGAAGAAGCTGTCGAGTCAATCAAACAAGACCTTACCGAGAAAGTAGATGATTACCTATCATACATTGTTGAGCAATGGATGGAAGAGAATCAAATCGCTATCGAATCTGGTCTACGCTCAGAAATGACAGAAGATTTTATTGCCGGTTTACGCAATCTATTCGCAGAGAACTTCATTGATGTTCCTGCTGAAAAAGTCGACCTCGTTGAAGAACTTGCCTCTAAAGTTGAAGAACTCGAAAGCAAACTTGACGAAGAAATCGAACGTGGTGTTAGCTATGCTAAAGCATTGGTTGAATCACGCAAGTCAGAAATCACCCGTGAAGTATGTGAAGGTCTTACAGCAACTCAAGTTGAAAAAATTAAAGCACTCGCAGAGAGTGTTGATTTCTCCACAGAGGAAGAATATCAAGAGAAACTTGAAACTATTCGTGAGAACTACTTTCCATCTGGCGTAAAAAAAGCCAGTGAAAGCCAACTTCAGGAAGAAGTAACTGATGGCTCAGAAAAGCAAATCGTTTCGCACGACCCGCTAGTCGCCGCAGTTGCAAACGCAATTTCCAAAACTAAACTATAATATCCAAGGAGATATCTAATGTATTTGTCAGAACAACTACAAACTAAATGGGCTGGCGTTCTGGATCACCCAGATATGCCATCTATCAAAGATCCATACCGTAAAGCAGTTACTGCGGTTATTCTAGAAAACCAAGCTGTTGAAATGGCTAAGTCAGCAGGTATGTTGAGTGAAGCTGGTTCACCAACCAACTTCGCTGGTACAGGCGGTTTCGGTGGCGGCGCAGCTGCTGGTGGTCCTGTTGCCGGTTTCGACCCAATCTTAATCAGCTTGGTTCGCCGTTCATTACCAAACCTAATCGCTTATGACATTTGCGGCGTTCAGCCAATGACAGGCCCAACAGGTTTGATTTTCGCAATGCGTACTAAGTATGCTGGTCAAAGCGGTACAGAAGCATTCTTTAACGAAGCTAACACCGGTTTTGCTGGTGCTAACGGCGGTGGTGCTCAAGTTGCATTGACAACAGGTACTGCTCCAACAGAAACATTCACATCAAACGCTGCTGCAATTGCTGCGATGACAACTGGTTCTGCTGAAGCTCTTGGCGACGGTGCTGCTGGTAACACCTTCCAAGAAATGGCATTCTCAATCGAGAAAGTTACTGTTACTGCAAAGACTCGTGCTTTGAAGGCAGAATACTCACTTGAATTGGCACAAGACTTGAAAGCAGTTCATGGTCTAGATGCAGAAACAGAATTGGCAAACATCTTGTCAACAGAAATTCTTGCTGAAATTAACCGTGAAGTCGTTCGCACAATCTACGGTACTGCTAAGTTGGGTGCTCAGGTTGGTACAACAACTCGTGGTAAATTCGACCTTGACACCGATTCAAACGGTCGTTGGATGGTTGAGAAAATCAAAGGTTTGGCATTTCAAATCGAACGTGAAGCTAACACCATTGCTAAGACAACTCGTCGTGGCAAAGGTAACATCCTAATCGTATCTTCAGATGTTGCATCTGCATTTGCGATGGCTGGCCTTCTCGACTACAACTCAGCTTTACAAGGTCAAGTTAGCCTCACGGTTGACGATACTGGTAACACATTTGCTGGTACAATGTTTGGTCGTATCAAGGTTTATATCGATCCATATGCACAAACATCTTCAACAAATGAATTTGCAGTTGTTGGTTTCAAAGGCAGCAATGCTTATGACGCTGGCTTGTTCTACTGCCCATACGTTCCTCTCCAGATGGTTCGTGCAGTTGACACAGGTACTTTCCAACCAAAGATTGGCTTCAAGACTCGTTACGGTCTAGTTGCTAACCCATTTGCAGAAGGTACAACACAAGGTCTTGGCGCTTTGACCGCACAGTCAAACAACTACTACCGTTCATTCGTAGTTGCCAACATCATGTAATTAAAAACTCCTTCAAGAGAGTTCTTTAAAGACCACCTTCGGGTGGTCTTTTTTTACATATAAATACCAGTATAAACTAGTGAGACCATAATGAGTGCATTCACAAGAAACCCAGCCAACCCAAATTATCTACACCCTAATAAGTTTCAGTTAAACTTTAGTCGTGTACCAAACCTGCAATATTTTTGCCAGTCTATAACTATTCCTGGCATTTCATTAAATGAGATTGTTCGTAATAATCCATTTGTTGACTTATATTCTCCAGGTGAAAAGGCCGTATATGATACTTTGAATGTTACCTTTTTAGTGGATGAAGAACTGAAATCATGGTTGGAGATTCATGATTGGATTCGTGCAATGACCAAGGTAACTAGCTTTGAAGAATATGAAAAATTGAGTTTACTGAATGTTAATGCAAATGTTCGTGGTGATTTAATGCCACAATTTTCTGATGCTCAGATTACCTTATTATCATCGGCAAATAACCCATTGCATACATTTAAATTTTATGATGTTTTTCCAACATCGGTATCTACATTCATAGTTTCTGCCTCAGACACCCCAGATTCCATCATTACTGCCGATGCCACCTTCAGATATGCCTACTTTGATGTTGACAGAGCTACATAATTAGTATACACTCCCACTAGGAGGATTTGTAATGAACAAACTTGAAGAACTATTAGCTATGTGGGCAAAAGATTCTGTCGTTGATAGAACTGAGCCAGGAAAAGAACTAACAAACATACCACAACTACACAGTAAGTATTTGAATATACTTTCTCGTCACCGACTATTGGTGAGAGAGTCTGAGTTTAAGTATAACAAAATGAAACGACTGAAGTGGGAATACTATACAGGAAAGTTAGATGATGACCAACTCAAACAGTATGGTTGGGAACCATTTCCTTTTGTACTCAAATCCGAGATTACTACATACTTTGAGAGTGATGAAGATTTAAACAAATACTTGGCTAACAAAATTCTACATGAAGAAATTGTTGAAGTCTGTCAAAGTATTCTTAAAGAATTACATTCACGAACATTTCAATTGAAAGAATTTATAACATGGGAAAGGTTTATACAGGGTGTATGATTTAAGATTAGAAAAGGTCAACGAAGCCTTTATCAAAGTAATATCGGAAAGAAATGTAGCGCAAGAACTTTCCGATTATTTCACATTCTATGTTCCGGGTTATCAATTCACGCCTGCATTCAAGGCAAGATATTGGGACGGAAAAATAAGATTGCTTGATTTGAGAACCATGGAAATATACCATGGTTTGGTTCCTTATATTGAAAAATTTTGTAAAGAAAGAGATTACAAGATTGAGATTGATTCTGAGATAACCGTCACAGATAATTACTCTTTAAAAGAAGCTAACGACTTTATACAGACATTAGGTTTGCCATTTGAACCTCGTGATTATCAAGTTAACTCTTTTGTTCATGCAATCCGTAATAAAAGAATCTTACTTCTTTCGCCTACTGCATCAGGTAAATCTTTAATCATATATTTGATATTAAGGTATATTCAACAAACACAGAAAAAAGGTTTATTGGTTGTTCCAACCACATCACTGGTTGAACAGATGTATACTGATTTTGAATCATATGGATATAACTCAGAACAGTATTGTCATAGACAGTATGCAGGTAAAGATAAAGTCACAGATAAGTTTTTAACCATCACAACATGGCAATCTATCTATAAAAATCCACCTGAATATTTTGAGCAATATGATTTTGTTATCGGTGATGAAGCACACCAATTCAAAGCTAAATCATTAGCAACAATCATGTCAGGTTTGACTGATACCAAATATCGTATTGGTTGTACTGGTACACTAGACGGTACACAGACACATAGATTGGTGTTAGAAGGTTTGTTTGGTCCAGTTTATAAGGCCACATCAACGG